TATAAACAGTGTAAAGAAATGGCAAAGAGATACGAAGAAAAAATGAAGCTCGAGTACGAGATTACACGGGCACACAAATGTGCAGATTTAATGAAAAAAGGCTTTATGTATAGACCCGGCTCAACTAATTATAAGATGTGTTCGGACATAGTACCTATAGTCAAAGTAAAACCACCTAAAAAAGACAAATGGAACCTACCTTGGAAAAAACCTACACAGTAGAACTAACAGAAAAAGAGTTAGGATACTTTTATTGGCGAATGAAAACCAATAGATGGTATGAAAGATACGTTCAAAGAGGAATGAAACAAATGCCATGGGAACCTTGGATGGCAAAAACAATAGACAAACTTACCCCTATATACAATGAGCTCACTAACAGAGAAAAGAAAAGTTGAAGCAGAAGCTGCAAAGAAAAAGAAGAAAGCAGCTGCAAAGAAAACCACTAAAACCACTGAATCATGATTACATTAGTCAAACCAATCTTATTTGCCTTTATTAAAACTACAGCAGTTAAAGAACTGATAGTCAAGCTATTAGAGGCATATGCAAAATCTACAGATAATACAGTAGATGATAAGCTAGTAGAGCTAGTTAAGAAAAACCTATTAGGAGAATAATGGACGAGCTAAAGAAACTACCTAGAAAAGCGACAGAAGAAAGTTTTAACGAGCTACACTACCTTGTTACAGAAGACTTCTTACATAGAATAAAAAGCGGAGAAGCGACTACACAAGATCTAAAAGCAGCTTGCGATTGGCTAAAGACCAACGACATAACAGGTGTTGCCTACGATGGTAGTCCTTTAGACAAGTTAAATAAACTTCTACCTACCGTTGATGCGTCACTCGTTAAGAGGAAAGTCTATGGCAAAAACTTCTGAATACTACAAGAAGAATCCTAAAGCTAGGAAAAAACGCCTTAAACAACAGGCAAAATATAACAAAACTAAAAAAGGTCTATCATTAAGAGTCAATGCAAACAAACTTAATAGAAAACTTGGTACATATGGCAACCGTGACGGCATGGATGCCGCCCATTATAAGGGCAGTAAAACCAAAGGCAGAACACAAAAGCCATCTATTAACCGACGTAGCAGACTTAAAATCAAAAAATGACCCCATTACTACCAAACCCTGACCATTATTTACACAATTTAATAACCATGACAAGTTCAGAATCAAAACGGCTCTGGAGAAGAGCTATCAAAGAGCACTTTAATTGTACATGCGTTTATTGCGGAGAAACCTATGATTTACAAAAACTCACCATTGACCACGTACGTCCAAAATGTAGGGGCGGAAAAGATGTGGCAACAAATGTTGTACCGTCGTGTAGAAGATGCAATCAGGAAAAAGGTAGTAAAGACTGGCTCGTCTGGATGAGAGCCACATTCGGAGTAACTAACCGAGAACACAAGATTTTATCACACATTAACTAATGGCAACAAAAAAAGAAGTATTTAATGAGGACTTTCTAAAAGTTAGAAGCAATATTCCTACATTAAAAAAAGGAGAGTCTGCTGCATCTTTTCAAAAAAGAGTCAAAATGTGGACCAGCAGAACAGGATTAGAATATCCAAAATCTGCAAGAGGACTTACAGGTTTTAGAATACAGCAAACTCCAGAAGGTAAAGCATTATCTGGAGAAAGTCTTGGCGAAACTGATTATACTAAAGGTTATTCAACCGAGTTAAATCAGTTAATTCAATCAAACATGAGAAGGGTTGATGCTAACAAAGCAGCTAATAAGTTACGAGGCGATGTACCTACATCTGGTATGTCTGATATTAGAGGAGATCTGAAAATAAAACAAGATGAAGAAACAGCAGCTGAAGATAAGATTATGTTTGGCGATGATATAATGAACATGTATGGACCGGGTGGTGCTAAAAATGATCCTACTGATACGTATGACGCAGGCGGAACTAACACACCTCTTGGAGCTGCACGTAGAGCATCGTTTGACCCTGATTCTGATGATACAGATTTTAACAACAACTATGATGCTTTAGAAAATAAAGTATCTGGACTTAGTAGTGATGGTACTAACGGAACTAGCACAAGACGTAATCTTATGGTAGGTCCAGCTGGTATATCAGATAGAAACGTACCAAAAGGTTATATAAGAACTGGTGGTAAGTTTGCTTCACTTAATTCAGTAGAAGGTAAACGTGCCAAAATGCGTCTCGATAGATTACGCAAACTACAAATGAAAATTAAAGCGGGGCAATGAGTAAAAAAGATGATGAAATTAACAGGCAACTGATTTTTAACAGTGGCGGAGCTAATCCAGAAGATTATTTAACACCAAACCAATTAAAAAGGTATAACGAAAACCCAGACAAGTTTATTGACATAGACGTAGATCTTGCGATGAACCAAGAAGAGGAACTAAAAAAAGCTCGTGAGCAGTACGAAGCTGAAAACCAAGAAATCTACGATGAAGTTACTAAAGGTAATGAGGAACTTCGTAGAAAAAAAGATAACAAGCCAGAAACTTACGAACAGTTACCTCTTTTTACTAGACTTAACGATGCAATAGATGGTAAAATTAACCAGTTTACCAACTTTGTATCTGAAGCTGCTGAAGATAAAGAAGGTATATCTGATGATATTGTACGTGGCACTCTTAAAGGTTTACAGTTTGTTGGTAACTTACCTGTAATTAAGCAGTTAGGTCAGGCAGAAGAAGCTATTGTAGGTGGTGTTCGTAACTTAGCAGAGCGTCAAGACCTCATAGATCCTAGATCATTTACCTATAGTACACGTATAGGTCTAGCATTTCTAGGCGATAAGGGTATACGTAAAAGCGTACAAACCGCTAGAGCATTAAAAGGTAAGTTATTTGGTGCTGTAGATAACCCAAATTCTTTTGTTGTACCAGAAGGTTCTGTTGGTGCTATGAGGAACCCTAACAGACCTAACAAGAAGCCTAAAAAGCGAATTGTTAGTACTAAACAGGAAGCTAAACGAAAAGCTGGATTAGCGTCTAGTACGCCTTTTCAAAATGCAAGAGTTTATAAAGATGTAGAGTTTACAAATAAATTACGAGACGAATTAGTATTAACTTGGGGTATGAAAGACGGAACGATTGACTTTGACCGGTATTTAGCTGTACGAAAAACATTACCACCTTCAAAACGAAGATTACTTGCAGAATTATTTGAAACTCCTCAATATACAAGAGTAAGTTTTTCAGATGCACAGGCAGCTTTAATAAAAGAAACTGGAGGTCTTAAAGACAAGTATCGAAATATTATTGATAATTTAGGATTTCCAGAACGTCAATTTCAGTTACATCACGTCACACCTGTACTAGGATCACTTCCCGGATATCACGGGTTACGTTTTGCTAGCCCAGAGTGGTGGGAGGTTACAGACATTTTATTTAAAAACATGCTTAGACCGGGAAACGACATGTTTAATTTTGTTGAGCTTGTTGGTGGTAATAAGGTTACAAAACTACCTAGAGAAGGAATGAAACCTCGTGTATTTCCTACACCACACAGTGTAACTCACAAGTATCTTGATAGATTTATCGGTGATGACGGTCAGTTATTCTGGACAAAAGATGTACGAGATAAGATGGCTGGTACTGGTAAGTATGCTAAAAAAGGTCCAAACATGGATTTTCGTAGACAAAAATGGCAAGAATATGCTGAATTAGTGCAGCGAAGTGAAGATATTACTAACCAAGCTGAAGAAGTGTTTAGAGATCTTTACGAAGTTATACCTATCGAAGGTCTTGATGACGAACTTCCTTTACTTATAGAAAGATTGAGTAAACTTGACAGCGATGGCTCGTTAGGTTACTACAGAACTGGTAGTGGTCGCTATGAAGTTACACAAATGAAGGAATTAGTAATGGAAGTAGGTAAAGAACTATTTGAATTTGATGCTGAGTTAGCTTTACGCTCTTTAACTAGGTTACAAAACGATTATTTGTATGATTTTGTACAAAGAATGGAGTTTAGTCGTGAAGCATTAAGAAAACTAGATACATTACCTTTATCACAACAAATGTTTTTAATACAAAAGCAAACAGGTATGTCAGTAGATGATGTTAACGAGCTTTTACGTACTAATCCCGGATTTGACCTTGTAAAATTTATACGAGATAATCAATAATGTCAACCGAAAAAAATTCTCTAGTTTTGTTACAGCAAGACTTTAAGTTGTTCCTACAGGCTTTGTGGGGACAACTAGACCTTCCACCGCCTACGAGGGCACAATATGCTATTGCAGATTACTTGCAGAGTGGTCCCAAGCGACTACAAATACAGGCGTTTCGGGGAGTTGGTAAGAGCTGGATTACTGGTGCTTTTGTTCTATGGACTCTATTTAATGACCCCGAAAGAAAAATTATGATTATCTCTGCGTCGAAAGAACGTGCAGATAACATGTCTATCTTTTTACAGAAATTAATAATCGAAACACCATGGTTAAATTTTTTAAGACCCAAATCCGACGACTCAAGGTGGTCACGTG